GTCTACGACCAGTTCGACACCAACCATGACGGCGTTGTCACCGACGACGAGCTGGCCAAGAGCGAGCGAATGATGCAGATCGAGAACATGGACGCGCTGGCCGACCAGCAGCGTGTCATGGCATGGGTGGCCATGGGCCTGCCATTCGCCATCATTGTGTTTCTTTGCCTGCCCTACATCACCGATTCACGGGTGCAGATTGTCATGGGCTTGGCCACCACCTTTGCCGCAGCGATGGGCACCATTGTGGTCGCCTTCATGGCAGCCACTGCCTACATTCGCGGGAAGATGAACGATGCTTAAGCTGGCCATTGCTGCTGCAGTTTTGGCCGCTGCCTTTGCGTCTGGCTTTGCGGTGCAGGGCTGGCGCAAGGATGCGCAGATCGCAGAGATCGAGGCAGCCAACTCGGCTGCTGTGGCTGCTGCCACTCAGGCGGCCATGGAAGAAACCACCCAGATGCAAAGGAAGAAAGATGCTGCACTTAGCCAAGCCAACAAACGCGCTCAAGAGAATGCTGCCGCTGCTGCTGCTGCTCGCTCTGAGCGTGACGGGTTGCGCAACCAGATCAACACCGCCACCGGCGCTTTGCCCACAGCTACCTGCAGCTCCGCAAGAAACTACGCCGCAACCGCCGCAGCCGTATTCGAGCAGTGTGCTTCAGCTCTTGAAGAGCTGGCGACAAAGGCTGATGGACACGCCACTGATTCAAGAACCTTGACCAATGCTTGGCCAACAACTGAAAGGAAACCATGAACCTGACTACCAACTTCTCCCTGCATGAGCTCACCAAATCAGAGACCGCCCTGCGCATGGGCTTTGACAACACCCCAGATGAAGAGACCACCGAGAACCTGCGCCTGCTGTGCGAGAAGGTGCTGCAGCCGGTGCGCGATCACTACGGTAAGGGTGTGAAGGTCAACTCTGGTTACCGCAGTCCAGAATCCAATAGTGCCGTTGGGGGATCGAAGACCAGCGACCACTGCAAGGGCATGGCTGCCGACATCGAGATCCCCGGCGTGGCCAATGCCGACCTCGCCCAGTGGATCATGGATAACTTGGACTACACACAGCTTATCCTTGAGTTCTACACACCCGGCATCCCAGACTCAGGCTGGGTGCATGTGTCCTACGATCCTGCCAACCTCAAGAAGCAAGAGCTCACCGCCACCAAGGTGGCAGGTAAGACTCAATACTTGCCCGGCTTGGTGGCCTGATTACTGGGCTGCACCCAGCGCTTTGATGCGTTGGGCATAGCTTGCTGTGTGCCTGATTCGCTTGATCGAATCAATGCGCTGGATGGTCTCTTCGTTGGCCACGCGCAGCTCTTTGAGGGCGGTCATGCGCTCACGGGCTGGCCGCTTGCCAGCTCTGGCTGTCTTGTCGGCCAGCTCTTCGTAGGCATCTTGCCACTCTTCCAAGCTCTGGTGGAATGAGAACGGCTGCTCTCTGCCGGGCACCCGCAGGGCAAACCCAAGCGGCTGGTCGCTGTCATCAGGCAGCGGCTGCAGCTCGACATGCTCGACCTCGACGGGCTCTTCCTCCGCATGCGGAATCACGGCCATCACCTCGACCGGCTCTGGATCGACGGTGTCGGCCAGTGCGGCCTCGATGATCGCCGCGTCACTGGTCTGCGCGGGGATGGCCACCGGCTCAGGCTTGGCCACCATGTCCAGCGGGTTGCGTGGTGGCGTGATGTCCTTGGCCGGGCGTGGCTTGGCCTCTTCTGGATAGTCTTGCGCTTCCTCGGCGCTGATCAGACCCTTCAGCACATCAGGGAAGGCATCACGCAGCGCAAACCCGCGAGCTCGCATCTGCATCATGCGCTTGGGGTATGCCGACCATGGTCCCTGCTTGGCCCACAGGCCAGCACGCTTGGCATCCTCGACCGAGAACTTGGCGATCACCGGCTTGCGGCCACGGCGCTTGGCCACACACACGGCCACCGGGTTGGGCGTGCCTTCATTCTCAAAGTACTCTTCAACGTCTTCACAAACTGGGCTGGCCTGCACCAGCGCCATCATGGCATCGCCGTAGACCGATGGCTTGCCATTGATCACTGCGATATTTTGCAGCGCTTGCATGGGTGCCAGACCCATCTCCATGCCCCATTGCACGCAGACCAGAATGTCTTGCGGCTTGCCTTGGTAGGCCTTGGGTACCATGTTGCTGTTTGACAACATCTCGCTGAATGTCACTGCCTCTGTCAGTGTCGCGGGGGCGAAGCCCCGCTGGTTAGTGGTGGTCAATTGCATTGATGTCTTTCTCGGATAGGTAAGTTTGCATGGTGGTGAAGATGAGGTCGGCCATCGCATCGATGAACACTTCGGCCTCTTCTTCGGTTGAATTGGTTGCGTTAAGCAAGGCCACGACAGCCTGCTCATACGCATACCTGATGGCAGGCCTGTCGGGTAGGTTCACGGCTGCAGCTCCTTGATGGACAGGGTTGACTGGCGCACAGAGTAAGGCTCCTTGGCAGGAATCAATCGCTCCGCTTGGGCTTTGTAGTTGCGCATTGGCCAAGAGATCAGGTACTGCCCTGCCCTGCCACGCTCGGCTTGGCCAAGCACTGACTTGATCTGCTTCTCGGCCTCTTCGATGCCAGCTTCAGCAGCTCGGATGGCTGCCTTGTTGTTGACAATGGCCTGCGCCAGATCTGCGACAGTGCCATCCAGCTCGACCTCTTCCTTGGTGGCAGCCATGGGGTAGATCCGATCCAGCTCCTTGCTGGTCTCAGGCGGGTACCAGTCAATGGCACCGCTGTCACGGTAGGTCTGCAGCTTGTGCTCAAAGGCCATGACCGCCTTGATGATCTCCTTCTGGGTGTCGTAGTGCGGAGCAAACAGGAACACCCGCAGCTCGATGCCTTGGTACAGCACGCAGACCGCGCCCCACTTGTGGCCAGTCACCAGCATCTGGCCTTGCAGTTGGATGGGGCCACGCGCAAGGTGCGGCACATCTTCCGGCATGGTCTTGGTGAGCTTGGCTTCCAACACGCCGGGCCCGTTGAGCACGATGGATTCTTGGCCAATCACAAAGATGCCCTTGTCGGGATCGGTGGTGATCTCTTGGCCAAGCCCGTACCCGATGCCATCCAGCGAGCACGACAGTGCAAAGCTGCGGTGCGTATAGGCGTGTCCGATCTGGGTGTCGAAGTCGGTCAGGCCCAGTCGCTTGGCTGCCTCAATCAGGATCACCGGCTCCAGCGTGTTGCCCCAGCCCATGGCTTCGTTGCCAATGTCGGGGCGCTCCTTGCCATCGATGGCGTTGATCGAGAACTGCAGCTCATCGTTGGGCGTGCTGTACTTGCTGAACCCCATGAGGCCGGGCAACCGGCTGGCGCTCATCTCTTTGTCGTCTGTCAATTTGCCTGCCATTTTTTTTCACTCCTTGTTGGTGGCTAGGGAATAGACGCGCACCACTCTGGCGTGCGCCTGCGGATGGGTGGCCTCGGTGTGGCCAACCTTGCGGAACTGCTTGGTGCGAAAGACCGCGCCCAGAACAGATGGGTGGACACCCGGCGGCACCTCGATGTAGGCGCGGATGTCGTTGATGGAGACCTGCCCCTGCTGGCGGCAGATGAGCACGGCTAGTGCCCGGCAGCGCTCCAAGAACTGGTGATCGGTCTGCTCAAAGATGTCGAGCTGGCGCTCGCGGATGGCGCGGCCAGCGGCAAGGTTAGGAGCCAGCATCTGTGCGCTCCCTTCTGCTCACGCGCTTCAAGGTCTGCTGCGCGTTGAGCTCTGCCTCGATCTCTTCCTTGGGCATCCAGCCGGACTTGCGCCAAGTCTTGGTAACGTCGGTCTTGGCAGCCGATGTGTAGTCAGCGCCCTGCAGCAGGGACTTGCGTGGGATGGTGATCTTGACAGTCATGCGTCACCCCGTGATCATGATCAACAGGGCGATGCACACCAGAAATGCTGCGGCTGCAGCAACCCTCTCTCCGAGGGTCTCCTCTGGCTCAGGCAAACACTGCAGGTAGTGTTGCCGGTGTCTACTGACACTATACAAATTATACGCAATTACAGTTCGATGTTCTGGTATCGTCTGAGATGTTCGCTCTAAGTGATTGATCTGCATGGTTCTAATTCCCAAAGGTGTGTTTTTGACTAGACGCTAGATGTAGTGGGTTGATTGGCAAGGCTTGAGAATGCCGCTGCAGCCACTCTTGGAACTTGTCCGTTGCCAAGGGCGCTATGGCGCTCCACCCAATCGGCCAACCCATAATCTCTTCGATGAATTGGGGATGCGAATAGGTCTTGTCTGTTTCGCAAGTCCTCAATGCTTCGGCAGTCTTTGCCCCACGGAAATGGGGTGAGCCTCGAAAACGCTTCTTTCCAGTCCCAGCGAATTCGTTCTTGCATGGGGTCGGTAGCGACAATCCAAATTCGCTCTCTGCGATGAACTGCTCCAACGGCTTCCGCTCCCAACACTCCCCACTCCGCATCGAACCCCATCTTGGCCAAGTCTCCAAGTACTCTGCCAAGCCCCCTAGAAGTGAGTGCTGGTGAGTTCTCCACGAAGACGAATCTAGGTCGTACTTCACCCACGATCCGCGCCATCTCTCGCCACATTCCTGACCGCTCGCCATCAAGCCCGTCGCCCTTCCCTGCAACTGAGATGTCTTGACAGGGAAAGCCGCCCGAAACAACGTCAACAATTCCTCGCCACGCTCGACCGTCAAAGGTCTGCACGTCATCCCAAATCGGGAAAGGCGGGAGATGACCGTCGTTCTGTCTGGCGACAAGTACACTTGCTGGGTATGGTTCCCACTCGACGGCGCAGACGGTTCGCCAGCCGAGGAGGTGGCCTCCAAGAATCCCGCCACCAGCGCCTGCGAAAAGAGCCAGCTCATTCATTGGCCCCTCCGTTGCAGAGGGGTTTGTTGCGATGCATCAGGACAGAGTTACTGCCCTGCTCCGCAACTGGTAGACACCATAGGTAGTGTCTATCGGTCTTACTGACGCTATACAAATTATGCGCATTGACCTCGGTTTTAAAAAAAGACTTCACGATTTTCTCCTTTGTAATCAATCTGCTTTCGGCCCCTTCCAAGGCCTGTCCAAATCCCCAACCTGTACAGGCCAAGGCACACTACGGGTAGTGTTCTTTTTTTGCCCAGCCAAAAACTTCTTGGTGCGCAAATACTTCAATCCGATGCGTGCTTGCTGCATTGCACCACGGGCCAAGATCACCCGGAGAGCTTCGCTGCGGTCGTCGGCATAGGCCAGCACCTGCAGCGTCTTGTTGAGCTCGCTGACCAGCACGGCAGCCTTCTTGAGCTCTTCCAAGCTGGTGATCCTGATGTCCAAGCGGCACACCGGGCGGTGGCCGATCTCTTGCAGGTACTGCCCCAGCTTGGTGGCATCCTCTGGGAAGAGCTGTTCCCAGTTGAACAACGGGTCAGACACAACCATCTCCTCGATGTGTGGCATTGTGAACACACCCAACCAGCCGGGCATGGCGACCCGACTGGTGGCGGTGTATGGGGTGCAGGCGGTCATTTGATGCGCTTGAGCAGGTTGGAGACCTGAGTCGGGCCCCAGTTGGTGTTGCCCCTTGGAGTGGCCACGCCACGGGATTCCAGAGCGGCGGCGATGTCGCGCATGGTGTCGGCACCCGTCTTGCGGATGATGTCGCGCACGATGGGGCCGACCCGGTCGGCGTACTTGTCGGCCTTGGCTTGGATGACCTTGACCCCGGCAGCCGAGCCGACCTTGGGGGTGGGCGAGCCCAGCTTCTTGCCCTTCTTCTTGAGCTCGGCCAGAGCCAGCTTGGTGCGCTCACCGATCTTGCGTGCTTCCCACTCGGCAAAGACCATGCGCATCTGCAGCATCTCGCGGCTGGCTTCGGGGAAGTCGGCGCAGACAAAGCGCACCTTGGTGTCGTTCAAAAGGGTCGCACCGAAGGCCAGATCGCGGGTCAAGCGGTCGAGGGTGGCCACCACCAGCGTGGCTTTCTCGCGCTTGCACAGCTTGACCGCATCCTCCAGTGCCGGGCGGTCATTCATGCGGCCCGACTCGACCTCGGTGAACTCACCGATCAGCGACCAATTGCCACCATTGAGGTAGGTCATGATGCGCTCGCGCTGCGCATCGAGGCCAAGGCCTGACTTGCCTTGGCGGTCGGTGGAGACCCGGAAGTAGGCGACGAATTTGCCGGTGTGGGGTGTCATGGTCATCCCCTCAAGCAAAAGCCAAACGGGCCAAATACTCTTCCTTGCCCAGCACAAGGGTTCTTTGTGCCCATGCGTGGGCCAGACCGAACTGGTCGAACTCGGCAGCGATGCGGCCATCGATCCAGACCAGATAGTGGTTCTTGCGGAAGTGCTCGACCTTGACGGTGAAGCCGGTGGCCTTGCTGCGCAGGATGGTGGTTTTGTTTGTCATGTTTGCAACTCCTTGCACGTCATCTGTGCGTTGAACATGGATGAACTGTAGCACAGATGTATATCGCTTGTCCAATCCCCAAACCATATATTTTCTAGGGACTTACCCTAATTCGGCAAGAAATCAAGGACTTGGGGCGCTGTGCAATATCTGAAAGATATACACTTGCTTCATGAACACACCCAAACTCAAACCATTCCTGATGCGGCTGCACCCTGCCACGCGGGAGCTGCTGGACAAGGCGGCAGCCGACCAGCACCGCAGCGTTTCATCCCTGATTGACCAGTGCGTGCGCGACCAGCTCTCGCCCCGCTACGGCGAGCTCCAGCCCCGGCTGCAGCGCTTCTTGTCCGGGGTGCGCCAACCATGACCCACAACGACGCAACCAAGCTGCTTGACCATGTCAGGGACGGCGTGCAGTACCCGGCACCGGTGGTAAACGAGGCCTTGGCCATGACCGGCGACCAGCAGCACGCCAGCGACCTGCCCTGCCCTGAGATCAGCGAGTTTGTGCAGGCGCTCAGACAGTCGGGTGCGCTATGACTGAGACCATATTGGCGCTGGATCTGGGCACCACAACAGGCTGGGCATGCAGGCCCATGGACGGCAGCATCGTGCATGGCTGGGCCAGCTTCAAGCCGGGCCGGTACGAGGGCGGCGGCATGCGCTACCTGCGCTTCAAGCAGTGGCTCTCCGAGCTCAAGGGCACGGTGGGTGGCGAGCTGCAGGCGGTCTACTTTGAAGAGGTCAGGCGGCACGCCAGCACTGACTCAGCCCATGTCTACGGTGGCTTGATGGCCACCCTCACCTCTTGGTGCGAGCACCACAGGGTTCCCTACCAAGGCGTGCCGGTGGGCACCATCAAGAAGCACGCCACCGGCAAGGGCAACGCGGACAAGCTGGCCATGATCGAGGCCATGCAACTGCGTGGCCACCCGGTGACTGATGACAACGAAGCCGACGCGCTGGCGCTGCTGCACTGGGCGCTGGAGGCCAACGCATGATGGCCCGGCGCTTGTTTGTCGGCCTGCTGCTGGGCTGGATCGGGCTGGTCGGGCTGCTGCCTGCCCAGCAGGTGCCGCTGACTGGCCAGCAATTGCAGGCCAAGGCCAAGCAGGCATCCAAGGAGAAGGTCTGCGCCAAGGCCAAGCGGCGCAAGAAGACGCTTGAGCTTTGCAAACAATGGGGACTGGCATGAGAGACCAAATCATGGCCCAAGTGCAGGCGCTTGAGCAGCAGATGGCAGACGTTCAGCAGCGGCTGGCAGAGATCAACGGGTGTCGCAATGACACGCTGGAAGAAGTCGCGCAGGCCATCGAGCGCATGCACTGCTTTGGCCAAGACACAATCGCATCCTTTGCGATCTACATCAGGGAGATGAAAAGATGACAAGCATTCTGATCTGCGTAGGGCTCATGCTCATTGGCTCGCTGCTCACCCTGCTGGTGCTGTGGCTGATGCTGAAGTACTTGGAGATCAAATGATGCACATCAGCTACGTCAAGCTGTTCCGCGATGACGAAGGCATCGTGCGGGACACACAAGAAGCCAACGGCGAGATCCGCAACCTGCACCACCAGATCGAGCTGCTCAAGAAGGCGCTGGAGATCGAGATGGACACGGTGGCTGACCTGCGGGAGCTGCTGGATGCGGTCAGGCGCATCGCATTTGAGCTCAACGAAGAGATCTTGAAGGGCAATGACTGAGATGCTTTGCCCCGTTTGCAAGGCTTGGACGCGAGTCCTAGAGACCCGACAGCGCCCCGAGAACAGCGCTTACAGGCGATATGAGTGCGCCAACACGCACAGGTTTGTCACCATGGAGCAGGTGGCCAAGGTAATACCCCAGAAGAATGCAAAGCCACAATGATCCACTCACCTGTCGCGGCTGCGGCAAAGTCCACCCAGATGCCAAGCTCATCACGCTGCCAGACGGCACCGTGGTGGGCAACTACAGCGAGGCCTATCGCGCCTACAGCGAAGCCAAGTGGGTGCTCGACACGCTGCCAGTCACGGTCAACAGGCGGCGCAAGTCAACCCCGCAGATCAGCAGGCGTGACTACATCATGGCCGTGCAAGACAAGCGTGGCCAAGCTGCAGCCAATGAGTTGGCAGCCATGGTCACCAAGCTGTG